CCTCAAACTACGTATATTAAGTATTTATACTTTTAGTACACACTCAATTAATTTTTCTTCAGTAAAGTCATCTGACTCTAGTGCAATACCTACCATGCCAGTAGTTGCAAGTGTTGATCCTACTCCGTCTGCCCAAGCATAAATTGGCTGGCCTTTCTTAACTGGTCCAGTAACTCTTACTGGAACTCTTCCTTTAAGACCAATTGCTTGACCTTCAGCTTCTGAGTTCATTAAGTATGCTGGTTTGTCTGATATAACACCAATACAATAATGACTTGCCGCTGCCGCTGTAGCTTCTGCTTCACCGCCAACTGCCATAATTGTACCAACTGGATATATTTCATCAGTGGCATATACTTCTGCTAAGTCAGCATACCGTGCTTGTGTAGCAACACCTTGAAATAAGGTTGCTGTTAAGTTTCCGCTTGCGTCTCTTAGTGCCGCTGTGTTTGCTGTAGCACTTGCATCTGGTAAGTAAACTGATCCAGATAGCTTTAATGCACTTGCTGTTGTTGCATTGCCTTGTAAATTTGTTGCATAAACGTTTGCCCATACATTACCAGATGCACCTAAATCAAATGCGTTAGTAGTTGCAGGCGCCATGCCTAATGCTGTGAACGTTGCTGAGTGTGTTAGTGCTCCTGCGGCGTTGTTAGCTTTAAGTTTAATAATACTGTTAGTACCAACTTGGTTAGCAATAGATCCGTCATTACCATTTTCAATAGTAATTAGTAAATCATTACTATCGCCTACTGTTAATCCAGCGTCTGCAAAACGTATAACACTATTAAAAGATCCTGTTGCACTTAGTACAAAATCGCTTGCTAAATTTCCGCCTAGTCTTAATGCATTAGATGCAGTTCCGTGATACACATGATCAGTAGTTGTAACACCATTGGTTGATGCTTGGGTGTTGACCATTGTCAAGCCCTTTTTAACTACGTCAAATCCTGTAATTGCAGATGAATCACTAACATCCATAGTAAATTCAAGGCTACTAATTATGTAAACTACTTCATCGTTAATTGTTGCAACAATAACACTTCTGTTAGTTGCAGTAGTGTCTTTAACAGTTTTACTTGTCATTTGCGTAACGCCACTGCCGGTACTTTGTGGTCCTACAAGGATATATGATGTGCCATCAAATGCGTATAACTGATTGTTTCCGCTATCCCACCAAAAGTCGCCTGCTGTTAATCCTGTAGGCTGTGTTGCAGAAACTTCTGCTCCGCCTGTATTCTTAAACTTAGTACCGTTGTAAAATTTTAATTTTTGTACTGCTGTGTCATACCACACTTGACCAGTAATAGCTTTAGGCGGTTGCGATGCTCCACTAAAACTTTCAAGCAAGAATAAGAAGTTTTCGTTCTGTATCTCACCATATCCAGCATAGTTTTTACCAACAAACCGTAAATCGGAAGTTGCATCAACTGTACCATCTTGCACTGTTGCTAAAGTAGTGCCACTGTATCTATTAATTGTATATGCCATATGTATATAACCCTTTGTATAATATATTTATCGTTAAACGCTACTAGACAAGTTTTGATCAAACGTCCAATTACCACCTGAGGTAATAAACTGTTTCAAACTTCGAGCAACTGTTACTGTTACTGTACCTGTTGCATTAGTAAATCCAACATCTTGTAAGACTGCCTGGTTTTCTGTACCATTTTTATCAACTGTAACAAACGATTTAGTAAGAACAGCACTAACATCAATGCCTGAAACCGCCGCACCTGTAAGTGATGTACCATGTATTCTAGCTGTTGTACCGTTAGATACCCCACTTGCTGGTACTAGGTCATTAATAACTAACGCAATTTGCGTGTCGTTAAGACTAGTAATATCCATACTAAAGGAAATACTTGATCCAGCAATTTGTTGATCTACATAAGTCTTGTTTGCAACATCTGCTCCAGCTGTAGGAGCACCTACACCTGTAATTTTTTTACTATTACTAATAGTAATTGTATCAGCACTAGTAATTGTTAATCCAAGTGCTGTTGTTGTAATTGTTGCGGCATTTAAATTCATGTTATCAACACTTAATGCACCTAGTGTACCAATTGTTGTTAACCCTGTTGCACTTGTTACTGAACTAGCTAGTGTTGTTGCTGATAATACATCAGTTCCGCCAATTTTATATGACTTGCCTGTTACAATGTCCATGTGCTCTGACGAAGTCCATGCTTTAGTTGCATTTTTCCAAGTAAAGCTCTTATCATCACCAGTTACTCTAACTAGTATACCTGCATCATCAACGCCTGCATCATTTAGTAATGTACTATCACTTGTAATAGCAAGCTCTATTTGCTTATCTTCAACTCGAAGTGTAGCAACATCAATACTTGCGCTTGCTCCTTCAACAATTAAGTTACCTGTTACACGCATATCACCTGTAACATCTAATGTGTGCAACGGAGTATCTTGGAATATACCAACACGCTTAGTAGATGCATCAATATGCAATGCATCAATAACCTGTGATCCAGCCGCAGAACTTGTAACCTTAATAATGTAGTCATCATCAATTCTAGCATTTTCTGTAACAAAGCTATTACCGACTATTTTCATAATCTGGTTAGCATTTGGTCCTACTGTAATACCGTTGGAGTTTAATACTTGCAATGATCCAGTTGTACTACCGTCTGTTATTGCTGAAAGGAAACTGTCTGCACTAACAGAAGTACCATCTGCCTTGATTAAGTTTAGTGCTTTGTCTGCAACTCCTTGATACGTAAATCCTGTTGAAGAATTAGTATCAATAACATTAATACCTTTTTTAACATTGCCAGTTATACCAGTAATTGCTGTTGCAGGAGTAAACTCAATAGCACTCATTACAGCCATTAATGTTCCGCCAACATATAAGTCAGCACATGTTCTATTTCTGCTCTGTGTATCAAGTCTTGATACTATTATAAAGCCCGACTTACCTTGCTGTGATGAATATCCTGGTCCTGCTAGTGTAGGATCACCTACACCGTCATAAAAGTACATTTGATCAGTGTTGTTATTAATCCATAAATCACCAGCAACCATTGTAGGTTGTGCTGCCGTTACAAACGGCCCGCCTACTGCATTAAACTGTGTGCCGTTATATACTTTTAATCTTGCCTCTGAAGTATCCCACCAACATTGTCCAGCAATTGGATTAAGTGGACTAGTTGAGTTTGAAAAACTTTCTAATAATTTAATGTAGTTTTCATTTAAAACTTCACCAAATCCTGAATAGTTTTTACCTACTAGAGTAAGTGACGTACTAGCTGTATCTATCGACCCATCTATTAAATCTACTAGTAATGTTCCGTCTGTTTTGTTTAATTTATAGCTCATTTTATATGTTTCCAGTGTAGATAATATAGTTCATCGACATAAACGGATTCATAGTATCTATTGCTGTGCCCGTACTGCCTGCTACTCCGCCACTTGTTGAAACAGCCTGCCCCTGGCCGCTTCCTGTTGGAGCATCGTATGTAATAGATGAAGTAGGACTTTCTGCACCCTTTGCCGCATCTAATATTGCGTAAAATTGTGTTCCTTCAACAACTAAATCATGTTCATGTTCTGGTAAGTTAGTAAGTCCAATAGTAACATCTTGTGTACCAGCACTGTTACCAATCTCAGAACCTCTTAGTCCTGTTACTCTGCCTGCTGCCGATCCGCCCATGTTATCTAGACCAACTGCTCCGCGACCTCTTAAATCAGGTAATGCAAATTTTAACACACCGCTATCACTAAGTTGGTCTGCTTGCTTATAATCAAACCCAATTAATGTGTATAAAAACGGATAATCTGCTTGTAATACTTCACTACCGTCACATAATAACCAATGTGCAGGTGCTACTCTACCAGCATACGGCATTAGTACGCCTGTTGGGTTAGTTGGAACACTAGCTAATAAAGTATCTCTGCTAACTCTATAAAGCCCTGTTGTTCCTGTTGTTCTGTTTAATAAGAATTCATCATCTGATACAGTGTTATTGGTGCTTGTTTTATTACTAATAAATGCATTTGAAACTGAAGTTGTAAATACTTTTGTACTACCGCCTGTTTGTCCATCGAATATTAACTGGTTAGCAATTACTTCTCCGGTCATTTGGAAGTTTGTACTACTAGCTAGTTTATCTGCACTGCCTGCTCTGCCACTAACTGTACCTGTTACGTTACCAAGTAAGTTTCCGTTAAATGTAGTTGCATATATTCCTAAGTATTTGTTAGCCGAGTTACCGATGTTTCTTACGTTAGGAGAATCAGGTGCTTGGTTTTGTGTAGTTAAAATACCGTCGACTTCAAAAGTTCCGCCAACGTTTAAATTACCAGCAATACCAGCGCCTCCTGCTACTATTAATGCACCATTACCAAAGTTTGTGCTAGACGTAGTTCCGTCTACTAATAAGTTTCCGCTTAATTTAACATTTCCTGTTACATCTAAACTTTCTGACGGAGCAGTATTATTAATACCAACGTTTGTAGTTGAGTCAATTCTGATTGCTGTTTGTGTTGTTCCTGAATTATTAACTCTGATGTCAATATTACTACCACTAGTGTTATGTGTAATAACTCCAGCTTCGCCTTCAACTTCTAGTGCAAGCTGGTTACCGCTACCTAATAATAATCCTGAATCATTTTTAATTTTAATTTGATAATTTGTTGTACTTACTGCATCACTTCTTAAAAAGTTTGCCGCAGGTACTTTAGTAGTTCCTACTAATAAGTTTTCTGCAACATCAGCTGGTCCAACAAACTTTGGAGCGCCGTCACCTGTAATATTTGTAGTAGTTAAGTTAATGCCCGGACTAATTGTAGTAAATCCACTAATTACTGCTTTAGGAGTAAACGCATCTGCTGAAATTATTGCAACTGGCTTTGCCGCAACTTCTACTTGTACTGCATTGTAAACAACATTGTCTTGGCCAATTATTTCAACTGGTTGTGCGCCAGTGTTAAGACCACCACTAAATTCTGGCCCTACTAATACCCAACCTGAACCTGTAAATAAGTATAACTGTTGATTGTCTGTATCGACCCACAAATCACCAACTACGCTATTTGCCGCTTCTGGTGCTGTTAGTGCTTTCTTTAATCCACCAGATGCTACCCATTGCGTTGCATCATATACTTTTAACTGTTCACTGCCTGGTGTATTATCATACCAAATTTGTCCTTCAACAGGATTGCTAGGTGCTGATGTATTTGAAAAGTTTTCTAGTAAGTGCAAGAAATTTTCATTAATAGCAGTACCGTATGCTGTAGTACTTCTGCCTGGAAACTTTAAACTAGTTTGTACGTTTAAAGTGCTATCTTCAACAGTAATGCTACCTTTGTTTGTAAAATCTGTAAAGTTAATAGTATATGCCATCTAATTATGCTCCTGACAAACTTTGGACTCTTACAGTATAATCAATTTGTATAAGTCTGTTTAATGATTTTTGTACTGGGTGGAAAATTACATGTGTAATTAACTTACCTGTTGTACTAGGATCGTAGCTCTTTAACCCTAACTCGTCAAACACATATGTACTAGTTGCATCTGTAGCAGTATCAAATGCATCTTGTCCGGAAGGTTCGCCGTAATCAAGTAAACACGTTACAATTATGTCTGTGTAGTTAGTACCACTTACGTGTCTAGTTTCTAATTTATTTCTAACAGGATCTGTGTTGTTTGTACTCAAATCATCTACAACTTTAGTAAATGTTTGATTATACAAACTAGCATTTGTACCTGTTGAGTTAGGAGTTAAGTAAGTAATAATCCCTGTTGGATCGACACTTGTTCCTCCGTTGCCAAAGCTCATTTCATAAATGGCTCCTTTGCCAGCATTTGCTAAACTTTCCGCAAGTGCAAGACTCATGTTTTCATAATGAATTGCGTTACGCTTGTCAACATATACTTCGCCAGTAGCAGGGTCACTAATCTTAATGTGTCCCTGTACCTTTATTCCTGATGTGTCATTTAATTTGTCTGTCATTTTGTTCTCTCACTGCTATGTGTATTTATTTGACTAGCTCCGTAACTTTCGCTCGAAGGAACCGTGCAATGTCATTTTCTTGGTTAGCAAGGCTAGTTCCGACGTCTGTCCAAAGTTTACCTAGTTTTCTTATTATAATAATCTTTTGATTCTCTAAAGGAGCAGTTGTAAGCGTTAATGTACTAGTAGTACCGTCTACACTAAACTCTGCTACGGAAGTTTCATCACCCTCTGGACTATCTAAGTCAACTGTTGGGTTAAAGATTGTTATTGCGTTCTTCCTTAAACGCTTTCCTGCTACAAATACTTCAAATTCATTTATATTGTTAGGTATAAAATCTAACTCATATGCAGTAGACGTACCGTCTGCTGTAAGTATTTGAGTAAGTGTTTCGTCTTTGTAAGGAATTGTTTGGCCAATGCTTTGCTCCATAGCTAAAGTTCCAGCTGGATAGATGGTGTTAACACCTGTTCCTAGCGTTCCTCTGCGTAACTGTCTCAAAGTGTTGCCTTGTTTCACAAAATACTCAATTCTCTCACCATTAATAAATACCACTCCTGGTATTTTTGAAGTCTTGTTAGGTGTCGGTAACCCACTTGCATCCAAAAGTTCAATTCTTAAATCAAACCAATTAAGTGGTTGACTCAACATATACTTATTCGTTTCGTCCATGCGCTTATAGTGAACACGGTTTAGCATATCCTTAAATTGCCTAAATCCAAACTTTTGGCTAGTCGGCGGAGCAGTAAAGTGTATTAACTCAACAATATCACTTGCACTAATAGTGCTTACTATCTTAATATGCATCTTATCTTCAGTTACATAATAATCTACTGCCGGTGTTAACTGTGTTCCGTTTAATATTACCCAAACATATCTTGCATCGTTTACTTCCTTGCGTAATTTTACAAAGCCATTAGTTAACAAAGTATACTCTTGGAAGTCTACATTTCCTTCTGCTATCGAAGTACGACTAATAACATTATATTTGATTCTTTCAATGTCTAATATGTCATGGTTACTAAATGTTGTTACTTCAACAGTTACATCAAGTGCAGGAGCAGTGTCAAAGTATATTACGCCCGGTGTTGCTATAAACTTAGTTGAACTATCATCTGGATCAACTCCAACATAACCAAATGCATATGCACCATCTGCTACTAAAAATACATCAAGTATTTGTCCAGCAGTAGCTACGTTAGCTGTTATATTAACTATGTTACTAGCCGAATCCCATTTGTATTGGATATTTCTAACTAATTTAATACCGTCTAAATAAACTTCAATATCCTCACCGCGGATTGTGTTTAATCCTAACTGCCAATTTTGTAATTGGTATTGTAGTACGTTAGCACTAATAACATGTCTGTCACTGTATCCTGCATTTAAAATACTACCGTCAACTTTAACTATAGTCTGATTTGCAACAGGATTACTTCCTATTGGAGCAGTTGCTAGTGTATACTGTGTAGTACTTCCGTCTGCTACAAACGATTGACTTGCAACTTGGCTAAAGTTTGTACCAGTAGCATAGAACAATCCAAAATCAATTACTGCATCTAGTGCAGGAGCAGTACTAAATCTAATTCCAGTATATCCTTTATCTACACCATAGGCATCGCCTGCTGAGAAAATAGTAACCGTTTGTAGTACTCCGTTAATATTAACAAAGTGTGTCATGTCTGATTGCCATTCTACTTTAGTAACAAATTCTATTGTGCTGCCGTCACCGTTAAACGTGTTAATGTCTAATATCTTCTGACCAGCTTCTCCCATAACAATAGTGTTTAGCAGTTGTCTAGTAGTCGGAGCCGTTGCAAATGTAATTGTGTTATTTGCATAATCAACTGTATATAAACTTGGTGCAACTTTAACATTGTCAAGTCTTACAAATACTGCATCTGCAGAGTTTGGATGGCCGCCTAATTTGAATATAGCCGTTGTGCCGTCTGTCCAATGAACATCACTGTAAATTGTACTGCCGCCTTCAACTGGACGATGGACGACTTTTAAGTCTAAAGTATCTAATATTTGTCCAGGAACTAACTCCTCAGGACCTTTGCTATTAGCCTGAGTTACAAACCCGTCGCCGTCAACAACTATTTCCGAAGCATCAATACCTTTAGCAGTATCATACAATGTTGTTCCGCCATCAAGCAGTGTGTCGTATGATGTTGTGTCTGGCTTAAAGCTACCGTCACTTGTAGTTTTTCTAATAATAAACGTATCGTCACTTACTGATGATACACCGTTGTCTTGTAAATTTAACGAAGTTAGTACGCCATCTCCAATAATACTAAGCATTTTAGCATTTGGATTAGTTGCTATTGATGAATCATTGTAATAAGCGTCATCAATTCGCACATTATTTTTATATACGTTATAAGTAACTCCGCTTAACAACGGAGTGTCCCAAGTTAATGTAGCAGTTGATCCGTCTAGCTGGAATACTAAATCCTCGTATGTGTTATCATAAGTATCAAACGTTTCTGTAAAGAAAGGCTCAGTATCAAAACCGGAACTTCCTTCAAATCCAAAACTCTTAATCTCAACGCCACCGTAATCAATACCATCCATTAACTGTGCAATGTCTTTGCCTACCATTCCTGTAGTAGGATTGTAAAGTAAACTAATTCTATCTTGTGCATCTAACAAATTTATATCTTTGTTATATGTAACAGTTATTGCTGAGCCTAATTTAGGCGGAGTAGTAAATGCTATTCTTCCAACACTTCTAGTGTATCCTTTAGTAACATCGTTAACATTAGTAAATGCATACTCACTTCTTAATAGCTCAACACCAGTAACAACAACACTTGTGCTTGTTGTTTTTCTATCCATTGGCCATTTTAGATCAAAGTTAAATTTACTGCCAGTTCCAACAAATGTTTCTGTTGTAGCCAATGTAGTAATGTAAGGTAATCCGCTTACCCTATCGAATTTAAACGAAACTTTAGTACCTCTAACTACGCCATTACCTAAAATTGCAGTTGCGTTGCCAATTGTTCCAGTGTTGCTTAATCCGCCTTCAACTATAATAGTTGGTGCGCTAATGTACCCGCTACCAGGAGTTAATACTTGTATTTTGCTTAATTTGCCGTTGTTTAAGAATGCCTTTGCTGTAGCACCTGTGCCACCGCCTCCTTCAAATCTAATTACTGGAGGTAAGTTATATGCAGACCCTTTATTACCAATTTCAACACTTGTAATTTGATATCCAACATTATCAAACCAGTGCTTGTCCGGATATGAAGATACAGCTCTTTCACCGTACACTGCAATGTCTGAAGCCTTGGCACTAGAAGCTTTAATTTTTCCGTCTGCAATACTATACTTCGGCGGTAAATCAAAGTCTGATATTGTTGATTGTGTAAGGTCTGTATTATTATAAGAACTTACATACTCTCTAACTTTAGTTTTGTAGGGCTTAACTTCGTTTATATAAGTTTGGTAACTTTCTAAATTGTCATTTTTAAATGTAACTCTTTGTGCTAGTTTACCCAAATTGTGTTGTGCTTTTACAAAACTTGATTTAAATGCCCAGTCAATATTTGGCTGTTCACTAAATGCATACCTAACACTAGCTAAGAATAAGTTATTATATTCTACTTCTAAGTTGTCAACAAAAAGATGATCTCTTATTGTTTCAAGTATTATTCTAGTTTCAGTAACAGGTTGTGCATCAAAAAATACTGTATCATAGTTGTTGCTATCAAATCCAATTTTACTTGTGTTTACATTGTACAATGACTCAGTAAACGCAATAGTTGCATTTTGCTTTCCTACTGTTTTATAATTTACAGTATAATCAACATCAACTTCATTTTTAATTTTTTCTAGTAATAACCATCCACCCGATCCAACATTTTCAATTTTTACAGTATCGCCAATGTCGTTAACTATTCCATCTAACTGATAGCTTGCAGTAATTAAATCAACTACAGAAGTAAAGGAGTTGTATCCAGTAGCGTACCAGTCTTTGTAGTTCCAGTATAAGTTTGTATCAAATCGTTGACTAATATTTCTTATCCACTTACCGGCAACTAACTGATACATGCTCCATTTGTTCGAAACATTAATATCAGACTTAACTAGTACTGTAAAGTTTCTAACTGTAAGTACTGTAGAATTATCATAACCTTTACCTGCGTTAACAATAGTAACTGTTGAAATTTGTCCTAATTCATTTAAAGTACATTCAACTTCTGCTCCAGTACCTATACCAGTAACAGTAATCTTTGGACCTTTTCTAGTTCCGCTAACATAAGTAGAATCAATATAGCCCCTGCCAGATGCAGTAATTAAAATTTGTTTAAGTTTTCCATCAACTACCGTAGGCGTAAGTGTCGGAACTGTTTTATTTGCAATTCCTAAAAATGCTATATCTTCATAAGTATCAATTACTGCATCATAAAGTTGTGTACTAGCACTCGGTACTGGGTCATTTTTTACTAGATCAATAATATTAAACTCATCAACAATAATAGTTTTTGCTAATATATCATTAGTTCTTTCAATTATTTGCTTTAATGCTTCAGCCCGGTTTACAAACATACCCTGTCTTGGTCTGTCTTGAATTCCATATTTTGTTTTTACACTTAATGCCGGATCAGGTATAATTCTGTCTTTAGAATCGTAACCAATTAAACTATCAAACCATTTGCGTTCAATATCTTTGTTAGGCTTACTACTTGCAACACCTTGCGATATCATTTGATATTCGTTGTGTATGTTTTGATTCTTATTAGCCGTAGTCCAATAACGAATGTTAAGTGCAACATCCGTGTCTGTCATAGAGTTAGCTACATTAAACAATGCAAACCTATCTTTAGACATAAGTGCAACAAACTTGTGTCCTGCTCCTGCTGGATCTTTAATAAGTGTTTGTACAGCCTGTGCGCTCATTGTCCTAGACTCTACATTTGGAGTTGTCTTCTTATTTAACACCCAGTAGTAATATGTTTTTCTAGACGTTGCTGATACTTCGTCCCATACTAGTGCTTCACTGTATGCAGTATCGCCATATTTACTTAATCCGCTTATTCCAGTTGCAATTCCTTCTTCTGTATCAGTAATTGTATCCCATTCACTTGGAAGAAATTCTGTTTCTACCCATTCGTAAACGTCTATAGAAGTACCTGGGAATAATTCTCCCCAAAAGTTTGTTTGGTAAGTAATATCATTTTGATAATAGTTATAATACTTAACTGCACTTAAATCCCACCACAGTTTGCCCACTGCTTGCTTTGTCCAGCCCGCTAGTGTGTCAACTACTACGCTATCATTACCAATATTAAAAGATGCTGGATCATAATATGTTTTAAAACTTAACTCTTGTTCTGCTATGCCAGGAATTCTTCCCTGAACAGGATCAATAACATCAATGTCTGCTATTAATGTATTAGTTTTAGTGTTATACAAAAATGCACTTTTTATATTAGACAAATCAACTTGATCTAATGGACTTCTGTGAGTCACCCAAGCAGTTGTACCAATTACTTTTCTGTAATCAACAACCATACCTTGATAGGTATTGTAGTCTGTCATTCTAGGCATACTTGCATACACGTGGTTGTTACTTACTAATAAGTTTTTACCAAATGCCATCGACGAATAATCATCGAATATAAACTCTTCAGCGTATACTAATGTTTCATTAATTCTTTCATAAACGTAAACAACACCACTATCCATCATTGAATTTTTAAAGTTAGTAAACTTATTATCAAAGTAAGTTGTATCAGTATCATATGTTGTTAGCGTATCAATGTCGCCTTGCAATGACGTTACTGCTAGTTGATTGCCGTCAAAGCTAACTGCACTACCAAATTGTTCTGCTACTTCGTTGTTATGGCTGTACAATGTTTGTGATAGTACAAATGTTCCGCCTGTTAACTTATAAAGATACACTTTACCTTGGGCAGTTGCAACAGAGTTGTTATAAGGTTCGCCTATAGCAATCATAGTGCCGTCTGCACTAATTGATATTGTGTCAGCATACCCAGTAAGTGTGTCTGTGCTTACATCTAAGTACGGAGCTTCAATTGTTTGAGATAAAGTAAACTGTCCGTTAACTTGTCTGTATACATTAACTGCTCTTGATCCTGTACTATCATTACCTTGTATTTTTGTACTAGTAATTAATACTTGTCCAAGTTTATCTTGGTCAAATCGTCTAGCAAAGTCTCTTATGCCGCCCTCTGGGGTATAAATACCTTCACCAATTACTAATTGTTCCGGTGTACTAGGAATGTAACCAACGTGTGACGTTGTTGCTGTTAATGCGGTCCAGTTACTTGCTACAAATGCTAGTCCACTAGCAATGTTTATGTTTGCACTATACATTGTACCAAGATAATTAACAATTTCGCCTACTTTATAGAATGTAGTTGAATTAAACACTCCCCTAAATAACGGATTAACGTCTAGTTGCCAGTTATACGTTTCAACTGTATTTCCAACTGTGTTAAAAGAACCGTGCTTAATAAAGTGTATACTACCTGGATTAGACTGTGTGTCATTTCCGCCGGATGCAACTGCAACTTTATACAATTTATCAACTTGAGTTATTTGTATTTCATCGCCAAAGTGTTTATGGTTTTCTCTTTCAGGCATTACATAAGAACTGTTAATGTCAAACTGGTTAACTTCGTTGATTGTATAAACAGAAATCATACCTTCTTCTGTCAGTCCACTTACAGATGCATTTGTAGCATTACTTGCAACAATATTATTAACTTGTGACCAATCATTGTTATTACTCGAAGGTACGTTTGCGCCTCTTGCAATACCTTGTAGAGTAATTTCATCGTAAATCCAATACTCTTTGTCAAGCAATTCAGTAGTTGCAACATTAGCAAAGTTAGTTGATTCGTTAATAACTAGTATCTTACCAACTACTGCCGACCCTAACGAAGTTGCTTTAATTTCGCCCATTGTTCTGTCTGGCGATCCTGATCTAATGATATCAGCAGTTTGGCCCCAATTATCTCCAAGGCTCCATGTACCTGTAACATTTTTAACATAAATTCTTATGTCATTAAATTCTCTTTTATAAAATACAACTTCTGCTGTTGCTCCACTTGATGCATCACGTACAGTGTCGCCTACTGCTGGCTCAAACGGTAATTGGTTTATTGTACTAAAGTTATCAAACACAAAGTCAATATATCCATCCCACATATCATAAATTGTATGTTGCTTGTTTGTAATACCAAAGGTAAATGCAGTGTTTGTAAGATCAACTACTCCGCTGTGGTTATCTAAGAAAAGATAGAACTGATCAGTATTTGACAATGTATCCGATAATACTTTAGGAACCCTTATTGCCCACTTAGTAGAATTCTGTACAGCAAATACTTCATTTGGATCGCCTTCATAAGTAAAGCTCTCAATAAACGACACTTGGTCGTTTAACGATGCTTTTACACCAATAGCTGTTATGTTATCTTGAATATTGTAATAATAGTTAGGTGATCTTCCTGAGCCTTCTTTAATAATGTCTTGATACACTAACCCGTTTCCTGGATCAGTAAATATGTTTGAACTATCTGCCGCTGTTTCGTATGCAGGAGTAGTTATCATCCAATAACCACCTACTTCTGCTGTAGGGTCTACATAATCTTCAGTATAATCACCAACTGCAATAGAACCAATTGACAACTGTCCTGTTGAAGCAAACGATCCGTTAACATTCGACACATAAACTATTGCGGCTCCGTCACTGTCGCCTACATAAGCAACTATACCACTTGCTACTGCACTGTTTACTGTTTGTCCAACGCCAGGTAAGTTTTGGAAGTTTGCAATATGCAATACGTTTTCAACCTTAGCTGTAATAGCATGTGTATCTGTTAAGAATGCACCAGTTATTGGAGTAAATTGACCGTCAAATGGCTCAACAGCAACATCATAACCTTGTGTGTTTATGTTACTGTTGCTATTCCATTTTAGCACAATGCTGTCGCCTACTTTCGACCCTTCGTATGCTTCTTTAGGGCCTCTAACTAGCAAGTGTGTGGTATTAGTTTTACTATTAAGTTTATAGTTGCCTGTTTGTAGTAAATTAAGTAATGTGCTATCTGTTTCGGAAACTAAGTCAGGATACGAATTAAAAGTAGTATACGGTATTGCATCAACTGCTCCGTCAATAACCGATACTGCTTTAAATAAGTTTGGACCTGATTTAATAATGTCATTTTTATTATAGTTATTACCAGGAACATATGTTCCTTTATATGCAGTCTTTACGTTACTTGCATACGGTGATCCAATAATTAAATACTTGCCGTCTGGGCTAAACGAAACGCTTTCGCCAAATTGCTGTGACGTACCTACATCTACATAAGTTATAGGAGCACTAATTGTTTGATCAAATACAAGATTGTTTGCATCACTGCTACGCTTGAATATATGTACTTCGCCGTTTCCTTTGTTAGGAATACCAACTGCTAAAAGTGTATTAGAGTCGTTTACAGCAATACTATGTCCGAAGTTATGTTGCGTACTATCTAACGATAGTGAACTCTTAATAGTTTGTGCTTGAGAATAAACTGGAGTGTTCTTAATTACTCTCCACTTACCGCTGTCGTCATCGTCTACCCAAATAATTTCTAATGACTGTAAGTCCTTAGTACTTAAATCATTTGCTGTTGCTAAAGTAGCAACTCTTTGTGAAGTAAACTTTGTAATTATTCCATTTACATTAGTTAACGTTCCAATCTTTTCCCAATCATTATTGTCAGAAACAAATTCGATTTTGTTATTGTAAACATCTGTTACTGTATAAAATGCTTCAACTGCTGTTGCTACTGTATCAGTTCCAACAATTTGATCTACATTATATAATCCAATAATATCACCAATAGCCACGTCAACAGTTTTGTCACAATTTAACGTTATAGTAGTTGCTTCTTGTGTAATTGTGTTTACTACAAGGTTACTATTAAAATGCTTCAATACGTCCCATGACTGGTTATCAGTTGATACCCAAACATACGCACCTTTGTCTATGTCTGTTGTAGCAAAGTTTAATATTCCGGCTTTAGTTGTTACTGCTCTATCAACATCATCGCTTGTAACATATCCAACTGTTTTTATATATTCGTTATTTAAATATTTTGTAGGAAGCCTAGTAGTTTCATAGTTTGCTGGCTTTAAGAATACATCATGATGCGGTACTCTATAAACTAAATCAGTTGTTGCTGTTGGAACAACGTCAACTAACTCAATAGGCTGTGGTTCTAATCTAAACTTAGATTCATCTAACTGATATTCAATTTCTTCAAAGCCTGTACTAGCGCCGTACTGTGCTGATTTAATTGCCCATTCTTCGTAAAAGTCTATGCTATCTTTGTCAGCACTTGCTAAACTATCAAATAACTTGTCAATAGCATTACGTGTACCTTTGTCAGCTATCATACCTTGATAGAACTTATACTGACTAACATCGTCATTAATAATATTTTCTAAGTATTGACGCTTTTGATAACCTGTTAAATGCTGTGCCATCTTCTGCTGTTCAGCATCAAAATTGTCCGAATCAAGGTCATAAAAATCAGCAAACTGATTAACTCTATAATCAAGGTTTGGCATTAACTTTGGAGTAGGCTTGCTTTCTAGTCTTGCCCAACTAGTTGCAACAAACGTTTCAGTACCAACTGCTTCAATTAATGCGCTATAGTAAAATTCTTTATACTTTACAACATCGCCAATTGCATAATCTTTCCAAGATGCCCATTCTGTAACTTCAGCTTGGTCAAACACAAATCCTGGAATGTTTAAACTTCCGTCCCAACCTGCGGCTACATATCCTAATACTTTAATACGTTCTTGTCGGTAACCAGTGGCAGGACTATATATTACATCTTTAAAATCTGAAATATTATCTAATACAGCAACGTGCTCAACTTGTACTTGAGGTAATATAACATGGTATATTCCTTCTGATGAATCTTTTAACTGCATTTGGAAAACACTGTCTTCTCTATTCAGTCTAGTAAGGTTTTCAGATATTTTCTCGCCATTGGCATTTAAAATGCTGTAATTATAAAAGCTATTATATAAGTCGTCAGTGGTAGTATACGATGCTTTAAATTCTAACTTAGTTGCTGACGGACTTATTGACAATACTGTGCCAGCTGTCCAATTTTGTGTAGTAAAATATAAAAACTCTTTAGTACTTAATTTCCAATCTTCAACAACTTGTGATTCTGGATTATAATAATTAAATGTAAATCCTTGTGATTCTAAGTAAGCACCGTAACCTAATATAAAGTCTACTACCTCTTGAACTGTTTTAAATAATGTACCGTAAGGAACATCAATTTTGTCAGTTGTAAATGCTTTTCTATACGTTGCAGTTGCTCCTCCCACCATTGGTAGTTCAGCAAGTTTTTGGAAGTTTGCAGATTCAAAAGATTCAGTACTTGTATGATTTGTTTTTACTCTAAAGAATACATTATTATACTGTACATTGCTTCCAACTACGTAGCGTTGTCCTCCAGTCCATTCAAGGTATGTTTCTGATACTCCTCCAACATTAATATTTGGATCTGTACTAGTTGACCTAGGATCAAGATATGTAAATACAGGATTAGTACTGTTGTAACCTCGGACAATATACCCAGACGGTGCTAACTCAATCATTACGCCGCTGTAAGAAGCAACAGTTAATGGAGAACTTGTGTTAAGGAATATATTGTAATTCTCCTTAGGAAGAAATACGTTACCTTTATTAAACGGAGTTCTGCTATCTAAAATAAATTTTAATTTTTCTTTATCAGTAAAAGAACCTAATTTAATTCCTAATTGATTTTTTACTAATTTAAATTGTTCTTTATAACTTGCAACATCAGTTGTTGCTTCTGAAGTTAAGTATTCAATAACATAGTTAATTAATCCACTTGTTAATACTTCTGCTGGATCGGTTATTATATTCGGATAAACTATATCTGTAGGAGTTATTGCTTTGTTTGATGCTGTGTAAATCCATTGTCCAGACAACGACTTTTTCATTCTTGATGTGTCAAAGCCTAACCCAATTACTTTATTAGGCTGATTTAATATCCATGACTTAATTAAACTAAATGGATATTCACCACTTCGTCTCCATGCTGTTTCAGCCGGAGCTTCGTCACCGAATTTAAATGATGCGTCTATATTTTCAGAAACAAATCCTGAAGTAAATCCTGCTGATTGAGGACTTAATAGATCGCCAAACTCATCTACCGGAATGTGTGTTAATAATTTAGATCTTTTATATTTGGTAATGATTTCTATAGGAACACCTGTAGCTTTAACTCTACCTTCTTGTAGATCTTCCCATAATACTAAGTTGTCGCTTGTATATGGTGCAGGACCATATGTTGTTTCCCACCATGTAGGCATTATTGTAAAGCCTAACATTTCCCAAGGATGGGTATGTGGACGATCTGTATCAAATGCTTGTTTATAAACGGATCTCCAAAAACCAGTAATCGCTTTTCCGTCCCACGATGCCATGTTAGAGTAGTTCCAAGTAAAGCTATTATCTCTAGTGTAAAAACTACTGCTATCAGTATAATTAACATCACCTAAACTTTCAGTCCACTGTACAAAGTCGCGCATCATTCCTGCATCAACTTGTGTTTTAGTAAACTTTGTATCTCTATCTATTCCTGGAATAAAATCGTTTACATCTAATCTAGTAGTATCATATTTTACTTTAATGTTATTATAAATTCGCTTTTCAAGTTCTAATAATAACTCATCTCTATAATCATCGTATGCTACAGTCTTGCTACCGTCGTGTCCTTGGATTACTTTAGTAGTTGTTAAGTAGGTATTATCGTTAATTATTGCAGGATAAAATACTGGATACAATCCTAACTTACTAGGAGTTGGTGGTACATAACTCCCATCAGTATTTCCAAATTCGTATATTTCAATTAAATCATCTTTGACTTTAGTTGCAGATATAACAACAAATCCATCTGTATTAAATGTATAATCTTTATTGTGTATTAGCTGAATACCATTTTGATATACTAATACTGCCTTAGATGAAAGTGTTGCTAAACTAAACGTTTCGCTCAGCGAGAAGAAAGTATTTTCTATATCGTACACTGTAAATTCTAAACGCTTAGATCCTTCAAACGGAATCATGTCACTAAAGTGATAAGGGTGAGTATTAGTTTTATCTTTATTAACACTCTTTAATACTAAGTCAACGTGTTGCTTAGTCGGGCCATCATACCCTAACGTGTCAGCCGCTTGCATAAATGATCTTTTAAACTTTCTATATTCGCGTCTAGAATGATCAATAGCCTTAATTATATTTGCATCTCTATCTGTTACATGGTATGTACTAATATTCGACGAGCCTGCATATTGTAAAAACTTCTTACCATAAGAATTTACATTTCCTAAGTTACTAAGATTGCTTGGTCCAGGAAATATACCTGTAAAGCCAGGCATGTCTTCAATCATCGAAAATACATGATCGTTAACTTCGCCTAATGTAAACGAAGTAAGTTTGTCGTTTTGTGGATTCTTTTCCATTGCATGTGGAAATTCGTAATATCCATTTGCATTTTTAATTGTGTCACTATTAGTTTTAATTATTACACTGCTTTTTGCAGGAATTGCTGTTGTAAATCTAACAGTCATAACTCCGTTAACATTAACTAATGTATAATCAAATCTCCAAGCACTATTTACTTGTACTGCTACAGTTAAATCAGTTAATGATCCACTATTATTATAAGTGTCAATAGCAAAGTCTGTTGTTACAGTAGTAACATCGTACTGTCTAATAACTTTTTGCACTGTATTAGTTTTGGCCTTTGTCCAGCCGTTGCAGTATGTAAAGCTATCAATATCAGTATATGTTTTACAGAATCCAATTTCAGTAGTTTTATTATAAGGAACATTATCAAGTTGATAACTAAACTTTTCCGATGCTAGGTTAAAGTCAAACGTAATATCGCCAACATTTTCAAGTGCTCTGTATGTTATAGGAAAGCCTAATTCAACATCATTTTTCCCTGTGCCAACCTTATAACTAAAAATCTTATTACCAGCAAAATTACTTACCGGATAAGTTGTAGCATTGCTGTAACTAATACCATAATCGTCAAACAATTCAAACAACGGTTGTTGGTTTGTACTTGACTTGTACTGTGCTAACTTCCAAGAAGTTCCATTATAGTAATACTGTTTACCTGCATTAGTACCTTGTGTAATTAACGCTACTTGATTATTAATTGGTGTAGTATCTGTTTCGTCAACTAGTGCAATTTGAGCAACTGTAGAGTTATGTTTAATAAACTTTACTTTATAAATGTTATTGTTTACAAGTAGATCAGTATCTGCTGTGAACAAAATACGCATACCGTCGGTAACATCAACACCGTCAATGCTATAACCGTCTGCTCCGCTAATTGTTGAAAATGCATCTTTTGTAAACGTGTCAACTAAGTTTACATTTTCAGTTTTTGCTTCAGTACCAAACTCAAACAATTTTAATCCTGCAATAAATTCAATAACAGGTCGTTTTGCTCTTGCACTTTGATCAATATCAAATACTTCGCCGTTTAATTCAGCAGTTTTTTCAAGTACTGATTTATGGAACCATCTGTTATTTCTCGACCAAGCATTTTTATCTGAAGAAGCTCTATTAATTACAATATAATCTTTAGTTGCCGCATAAGAACTTGCAGTACTATACGGTAAATTGTCAAAGTCATTTGCATCAAACAATACTTCTACGTCTGCTGAGTACGCTTGTGAAATTACAAGATCACTATCTTTTATTAATACAATCTTATCACCAACACCTTCAACATACCATGTATTAGTTGCATACTTTTTCGGAATAACAGTTCCTTCAAACTTTAATTTCATTCCGTTCATTAACGAAAATCCATTTGCTGTAGTGTATGTTTTTTTGCCTAGTATGTCGCTAACAACATCTATCGATGTGTTAGACTCAATGTCTGCAATTCTAAGTGTCCCGCCTGTGTTAACATCAGTTTCTGATACATAGTACAATCTCTCAGGCGCATTTAGAGGTACAGTAAATTCAACTGTTCCTAAATCTGTTCCTGAATTTGTAATACCAATTGCATACTCATTGTCACTTTCAATTTGTCGTGAAGTTCTAATAGTAAATGGCAGTCCTGGAGCAGAAACATCAAACATGTATGTTTGGCCTCTGTATAATTCTAATGTAGGATTTTGTGTTAGATTTCCGTTAAACACATATCCTTTGTTTCCTGCATTGTCTACACTTGTTACTGTGTAAGTACTTGTTACATCATCATTTTGACCAAATATACTAATAGGTGCAGGACCAGATGGTAACCAATAATACTCTCTAAAGTTAGTAAGTTTATCCCAATCTAAATTTGGGTTCCATGCATAATACTCTTGGCTGTTTAGTAAACTTTCGTTTGAAACTGTTGCGCCTAATATATCTAATTGATTTCTAAAATCATTATAGTCTTTATAAAATAAAACATTATTAAGAATATCTTTAGATACAAGTGCAGGTTCTAGTTGATGTGTTTCTCTTTGAGAAGAAATATCACCAATGTACAAGTCATTTGGAGTATAAGCATTAGCTGTTTTTCTTCCAAAATATCCATTTAATTTTTTTGCAGTACCGGGCTTTGTAAGTTGATCTAATGTAGCATTTAAAAACTTAGTGTTAGCTTCAGTTCGAAAATACCTTGGTAGTAACTCTGCAGACTTCCTGTTAGATTTGCCATTAACTGGAAGTGGATATTCATTTTGGTCGTTATTATATGCCATTAGTAGCCGTAGCCTCCACTTGAGCTTGAACTAGAACTTGATGAACTAGAACTTGAACTCGACGAACTTGAACTAGAACTTGCTGTTCCGGTGTTTATTGTCGATGTATATGCTGTACTAGAACTTTGTATTCCAGTATTTGCAACTTCAACACTTGCTGTAATAACAGTGCCGGATGCTTTTAATCTAGTTGCTGTAATGCTATCTATTATTTCTATGTTTGCCACTGTTGCACCGCTTATAAAAATTTCATCTGATTCTGATTTAATCTCAAACAATGATCCAAATGCTTGTGAATCTTCATCTGGTACAATTACTATAGAACTAATAGTTGGTGCAAGTTGATTCATTACGTATGTTGAAAGTTCCGAGAAGTAAAACGACTCTCCAAACTCCCAATTGTCTAAACTAAAATATTCATTTATTGCACTAACTACGTTTGATTTTATTTCATTGTCATTAGTAACAGTTTCAATATTCTTTACAATTTTAAATGTTGCTTGCAATCCAGTCTCCGCTGATGATCCAAATAGTATTTTATACTTTACTGGATGATATATAACTTCGTCACTAATTGATTTAATTTTATCTAGTTCTGCGCCATAACTTCTATACAACTGATCACTACTTGGTGGTAATGGTTGTGCTATAACATCGCCATTTAACCACTGCCTATAAGTAGTGTCATACAAACGTGTTAACAAGAATGTGTCTATTAAGTTTGTGCTACTAGGATCAATTCTTTTATTATTATCGGCAGCGTGTACATATCTAAATTTTAGACCTGCTCTACCAATGAATGCTTTAAAGTTTGATACTTGTGATATTGAAAGTTTATCAGTTGATAACTTCTTAAATAATCCAGTGTCAACTGCAAAAAATACAGTTGATGCATCATAAGAGCTATATGCTCCTATAGCTGATTCTGAAGTAAGCACTGTTATGTTTTGTGATGTAGCAGTTACGTATTTAAAGTCTTCAACACCGTCAGATGTAGTGTACTTCTTTTGGAATATATATTTTGTAGTAGGAGCAACTGTCTCGTTAACAATATCAAGGAATGATCCTGGGTTGTCAACTACGCCGTCGTCGTCTGCATCAAAGAAAGATACTTCTATTTTCTTTGAATCAACATATCCTTCAGCATCTCTATATTCTTTTGTAATTTCAAAATTATAATCTGATGTAAATGGTAATGTTAAGTCAGGCTGTGTATTAATGCTTAATACTTCAATTTTATCTTTAATAATTTTGCCTGTTTTATTATCGTAAATTTTATCACTACTGTCGTAGTAGAACTTGATCTCTTCGTCGCTTTCGTATACATAGCGCATAGCTCTGTATGTAATGTTATATTTTTCGCCATCTGTTTTAAACCATAACAACCAACTAGCATCTAAATTTTGACTACTAACATCACCAGTTTTACCTGTGCTAAATGCACTATTAGTATTTAGATTTACTTCTGTAATAATACGCCATTGTCTAGTAGCAACATCGTATCGCAATCCAAATGTATTATTTGCAAATGCTTGATCAATGATTTGTGTTTTAACTGCTGGAGTAATAACTGTAGTAAGTTTAGGTCTAATTTCAGTCAATAGTGCTGTTGTCGGAATACTATCATTAAGTGTAATAGCACCTAACCCAGCTGTAGTAGTTTTCGTACCGTCACCGTTAACACTAATTACTTTTACCCACTTATAAGATAACGATCCTGCATGAGTTGCAGATCCTGCCATTAGTGTAGTTTTATCGCCTACCATAAAATGATAGCCTGTAGGTGCTTCAAATTTAAGAAGTGAGCCTGCTTCAAGTAAACGTAAATTATTTGCTGTGTAAGTTCCTACTTTATAAGACGCACTACTTTCGTCAATTAAGTTACCAGTGCCTCTATTAGTATCTGTAGTTACTTGTACCCATTCTGCTTTTAAATCAGAAGTAATAATCTTTGTAAAGTTTGTTAGATAATAGTTTAACACTCTTCTATCTTTTAATATTGGTTCTATTTTATTTGTAATAGCACTTTCAATATCAGTCTGTGTTACATATGCAAAACTATCTTTATTAACTAAATCTTCTTTATAAACAATACCGTCATTTGCGTATAAATTTGTGCTACTATATTTTCCAGTAGCATCTAATAAATCATAGTACCTACTAATTCCGCTTGCAAATCTATTAACTGATTTTACTTTAATAATATCTTGACTAATGCCCAATGGTGCAACATTATAATCTTCAGCAGTTACCATTCTGTTTTGTGTATAATAAGTCGACGGAGCATTTTGTTTAATACTTTCTGTTGACTCACTTGGCGCACTATTTGCTACTGTGTATTTTAATTCCAAATTAAGCGTAATTGTTTCAACAGTATTACTTCTACTTAAATAAGGAACTCTAACTTGTATTCCAGTCATATCATTTGGCTTAATAACATAACTTTGGTTGTTACTAGTTCTATAAAAAACTTTAAATACACCTTTAGGCAATTCGCCAAAAGTTCCATCTGAAAACACTAAACTAATTCTGTCACTTACTCTTGTAAGTACACTATAAACTGATCTAATCTTTTTACTAACACTATTATAGATAACGTTGTTGCCTTCTATTGCATCAACCTTTGTCCAAATTTCAGACTCTTGTCCGTTTTCGTCTAGCTTATAAAGCCAAACATCGCTGTTGTTAATGTTTGTTGCGTCTATATCAATTACTTGATTAGTTGTAGGATTGTTAACTATAAATTGGCCACTGTCTAATGTACCTTGTTTAAACATGCAAAAGAAACCAGTGTTACTACTTGCAGGTCCGCGGCTGTCGTCTTTATAAAGGTATGCAAAGCTATTTGCAGTTAATGGAATTTCTTCTTCAACATTCTTTGTAGCAGAGTTTATGTCTGAGGACACAACTTCAAATGATACATTTTTTCCTTGGACAGATTTATTAAATCCGTATGTTGGAATATCTGTGTTAACAGCATTAAATCTATACTGCTGATGCGGAACACCGTCTACTTTTTCTTTTTTAATTGGGCGACCAAATGTACCATTTGCAGGTAGTGCAGAATTCATTACTTTAATAAACTGCTCATACCAATCTGTATTAGTTGGGTCATTCCATTGAATGGATTGGTTTGCTAAATTAAAGTTGTTAGTATCTATTACTTCTTCTGTAGTAGAAACACTAGTTACTTTTAACATACCTGTTGCGGCTTGGTTGCGCTTTGGATTATAAGAAAGCATCCGTGCTAAACGGAGAACTGATTCTCTACGTTCTGCTAATTCTAAAAAGTTTTCTCTTGCATTTAGATCCATGCGGAAGGATATGTTTTGACCTAAAAATGCAATCAAATCAATCAGTGCAAGGTATTCACTCGACTCAATGTAGTCGTTAAAGTCCTCAGGATAATTAGTCCTAAGGTAAGATATCATTGTTCTTCTTAAATTATCAAAGTCATAACTTTGAAAGTCAGCATTACGGAAACTTTGGTATATACGTTTCCAATTCTCTGCTACTAATAACCTATTTTGTCTATCGGTTGTTGACATATTATTGCTTCCTTCACTTACATGTATTTATTGGTTTCGGATAAGTGCGTATATAAGTTACGAAATTAAACCATTGTTTTCATCAAAAGTTAAGCGCATTGATTCAGATATATTGTACGGAAGATATGTAAGATCCAATTCAATCTGAATTCCAGTTTCAAACGAGTCAACTGTTACTGAATTTACTTGTGTACGCGGATCGTAATTTACAATATCAGTAACATTCTTTGCAACGGCGTTTTTTAATGCCGCTGTCATTGGTTCAAATAAAACTTCCCAAATGATTGTTCCAAACTCAGGATTTTCTAATTTTTCACCTTGTCTAATATGAAAATGATTTATTAAATCTTGTTTAATTAACGAAAGGTCATATAACGTAGTTGACGTATTATTTGGGTTTACTGTACTAAGTCCTCTATAAGCTCTAGACGCCGGAGGCTTATTAGGCGCTTTCTTATCGCCAGCTACTGTAATTCTTTCATATATACTTTTTTCTAATGTGCTCATACTGTATTTACCTACTTAAATTGTTGTACTATTTGT